TCATAGGCTTATGCGGATAACTTGCCAAGCTGTCTTTATTAAACACTTCTTCGGGTGAGCGATAGACGTTAATAATGTCCATGCTAGGCAATCCAAGCTCAACCCCTAAATACTGCTGTATTCCTGTGCGAGCGCATCTAACATCACCTACCAAGTAACCGTTTTCAGTCTCTCTAGGCTCAGTCAGTGTGGCGCGGTCTGTAAATTTCATGTCATGCCCTTTTTATGGACGTAAAAAAAACCACTCGTTTGAGTGGCTGTGATTTAATCATCATTAGGTTTGTCGATTAGCCATTCAGCCCAGCAACGGCATCTGATAGGTATGCGCGGCATCTGACCATTATCGCCTGAGTTTGGATTATTCGTGTCTTGTACCTTACCTGCTAAGTGTTGATGCTTAGACCTCACGCGGCTATCACCTTGAGTACGCCATCGGTAATATCTTAAACCGCCCTGCTTGGCTCTAAACGTACTAAGCTCACTGGATAGCTTCTCCATCTGGTCGCTAGCAATCAAATCACCACGTTTAGCCTGTTTGCCTAGTATCTCGTTCAGCTCTTTTTTGAGCTTTACTTTACTTGTTCCGTTAATTTGACCATTGATAACGGCTTGCTCAATCTTACTGCGTGTTTGGTCGGATAGGTCGGTAATCAGCGATACATTGCGTTTAACGATGTTACTCACCAGTGAGTCGGTGTCAGTTGTACCTATCAATGCACTTATATCAGCCTTGGTTGCTTGCTTAACGCCTTGAACGAACGCTTTATCTAGATAGATAGCTTCTTGTGCGACAAGCTGACTGACAGCCGTTTTAGCGTTAGCTGTAGCAGACTGCAAAACAGACAGCACCGCATAAACTATCACTGCCGTTTCGATCTGATTCTCGTCATCAAGTGAGGCAGCATAAACAGACAGCAGGGTCTTGTTAATCTCGCTGCCTGTTTCTTTGAGCATACGACGCACAATCTTTTGATAAGTCCGTTGACTAGCTAAACGCTCAACCATACGAGGCAGTTTAATGCCCTTGGCTTTACCGATTAGCTCAGATAGATTGTAATTTATCATCACTATTACCCGTCAAATCAAAATCATCATCAAGCTCATTGTTTGAGCACATGACCGCATCACCCAAGTTTGGCAATACGTCCATATTCACAAGCTGATTCGTTGCCGCTTCTCTTAGCTCACCTGCCTCATACAAGCCGCTATCGACCAGCGTTCTAATCGTGTTAGCTAACTTCTCGCCTGTTTCTGCAATCTCTTTAGATGACGCTTGAGCAAGTGGCGACCATAGATAACTAATATCATCCGGTCTTGCGCCTAGTGCTGATCTAATCAAACACTCATCAAGTATCTTTAACGATGGCTGTATCTCGAGCGTTTGCATAGTCTTAATGTCGTCATAGTAGTTTTTAAGCTCATTTTCGCCCGTTGAATTTAATCCGCTTGGCGATTGACCTAAAAACTTACTCGCTGGTATGCCTTGTGTCGCACCGACTAAAATTGCAAAACGCTCCATGATGTTATCAAGGTTAGCGAATGACGCGCTGTTACGTGTAAACGATTCTTCACTGTCAATCAGCAAATCGCCATGAATACCTTTTTGAGCCGCTGCCAATGACAGACGTTTAAGCAATTGCTGCTCGCTACGTGGGTCGCCTAATTTACTCATCAAGTCAGGTATAGCCACCACGTTAATGTTAGCCTCAAAGATAAGGCTTGCCACGTTATCATCAGTCGCATTACTATTTTTTAGCGCTGCATAAGACGCTTGAATAATGCTATCGCCCCAGCCACGGCTTGAATCCATGACCGTCCACTCGTCAATGTGCGCCTCACCTTTTAAAATGACCAATCGGCTAGGGTGTATCTTAACCAGATTGTTATTAGTGATTAGCTCATAGTAAGAGGGCTTGCCGTAGTTATCGCCTAGTACATCGCTGTCAAGGTCTGCCGCTGCAAGTGCTGTTTTAGGCAACACGGTTAAATACTTAATGCCGTCTTTGCTTATGCGGTTTGGATCAAGTGGTTTAGATAAGTCCTTGTCACCTGTCCCGATAAAGAGTGCAGCACCGCCTAGCACACGTGCCAAGATAAGGCATTTTAATAACTTGCCTTGCAACCCTAAGCGCATCTCAGTCTTTTCAAGTGCTTGTGTCTGCTCAGCCGTACCCTGCCATAAGCGCCAATTTCTTAGCGCGTCTTTAGCTGGAGTATTAACCAAGCGTTTAGCCATCCAGCCTGTACGATATGCGTTCTGTATCTGTTGGTCGCTCAGTACCTGACCGCTATACTGTACCGCTGCTAGTTTGTCTCTGTTTGGGTCGCCCATGCTTGTAATAAGCGAGGTAAGGCTGTCGTTTATCACTTGTGACATGAGTTATCCTGTTATATGTTGTCGTAGCTGAATCGCCCTTTACCAATGTAAGGCTCTATACCGTATCGCAAGCTGTCTGCAAAATGGTTGTCTGCATCGAGTGGTATTGCTGTGATCTCGTCAAACTTATCTTTCTTAAAGCTGTAGGCGGTTAATTCTGCTTTGCAGCAATCAGCGTCCGGATGTATGACAATCTCATCAAACGACTGTAGTTGTGCAATACCATCCTCAACACAGCCTTTCCATTTCTTACAGGCTTTAATAAGCGGTATGGGATTTTCTTTATCGTGCTTAACCTTGCTGATAGTTTCAGGTCGTGCGTTATCTGCTCGGCTTGTGTATTGCTTGATCTTAGGTACGTGCTTAATCAGCCACTCAGCCGTATCATCAAGCTCAAGACCGACCTTTTTAGCTGCATTACGGATATATAACGTATTGTCTTTAACGTAGCTCTCAGTCACCGCATTAGGGTCATTACTAAAACCCCAATCGACCCCGATAAGCGGATCACCAAAACTATCATCAACCTCATAAGTCCTAGTAACCAATTTCTTAGCTAAGATACTTGCTTCGGTTATCTGTAGAAACTTGCCTTTCCATACCCATGCATAACGCCCAGCATCGCCATTGGCATCACGCTGTCTCTGTCGCTCTAGCGATGGAGGAAAAAAGGGGTTATCTGTGTACTGAATATCAATGACTAGCTTTCGCTTGTCAGTCTTAGCAACAAACTCTTGATAAGTGGGGTCATCTTCAAAGCGTGGGTTAAACACGACATAGATACGCACATCACCATAGCGCGGTGTTGGCAGCAGAATATCCCAACTGTTTTGTGTGACGTTCTCAGCCTCATCAACTAAGACGACACGTAATTTATTAATTGATTTAATGCTGGTAATATTTGATTTAAGACCAGCAAATATAAACTCAGCACCAGTTTTAATATTAGTGATTGAGGTATTGAGTATCTTAAAATCTTTGCCTAACCCTTTGTCCTCAATGTAACTTACTAGCATTGAATAAATACTATCGCTTACCGACTTCTGTATTTCGCGACAGCATAGAATCACACCATCATCAATGTAGCTCTCTAGGATGCCAATAGCTGCTAGTGACTGCGATTTACCGCTACCCCTGCCACCTTTCCACACGATAATGTCGTAAATGCACTGTGATAGATTTGTGAAGGCTGGTAGCAGTTTATTCGGTACTGTCACCTGATGCGCTTGTGTCATCCGGTGATACTCCCACAATATTGAATACTGGCTTCATTGAGCCATCGCTTGACGTATTGTCCACCTTGTCAGTAAACATAACTAAATGCCTGCCTAGCAGCTCAGCACCTTTTAGCACGTTAGTAGCATCATACTTGTAAGCAGGGGCAAGACTACCATCTGGTGTCTCTGTCATGACTAGCTCACCGCTTTTGTCGTAAACCTGCTTGGCTTGACTGCAACGCTCGATAGTCTCAACAATAGTTCTTATTACATAATCTTGGTCAATCTTGGTTCGCTCTGATCGCTCAGCCCGTGCTTTTGTGATAGCGTTAGCAATATAAGGTTTTATAAGGTTCTCATTGCCAATGACCGCCGCTGTCTTTTCACTGTACCCTGCGCGTATCGCTGCCTGAGTAGCATTTAAGTCAACCAGATATTCATCTACAAATCTTGCTTGCTTGTCTGTCAGTACAACGCCATGAGGCATATCATCATTCATAACGCCCCCTGACGTTTCGGTACAAAAAAGCCCGCGGTTAAGCGGGCAAACTGTTTACTTCAATTTATTCATCTTATCAACAACAGCCTGTGCGCCCTTATAACCACGCTTGGCACGTTTGCTCATAAAGTCATGCCAATAATCAGCGCCTTGCTGTCGGTTTTCTCTATTGCACTCTTGCCAATTGCTAAAGACTTGCTCATTGCTCAATTCACACATAGCATCCCTGCCGTTATTTAGACGTTTGGACAAGTAGTTCAAGCCATGACCGCAAATCATCTTTGTAAGCATCGCTGCAATCTCTATCTGCTGTTATCGTATGTACTAGGTTGTCAATATTCTGCTCAGTGCTATTCATCAAGAAACTGCGCTTTATGTCATCTGCGCTTATATAAAAGAAATCAATCATCATGCAATCCCTTGTTTTATTTTAGACATAAAAAAAACCCTACTAATTAAAGTAAGGCTTCGATTGATTTAAATATTGGCGTATTTAATATCAGGTAAAACTATCTATTTCCACAAGTGGTAAGAAAACAGAGTAATAACCCGTCTTAAGGCTTGTTTATTATACCACAACACACATAAAAAAGCCCCATCAATAAAGATGAGGCCACAGGTGTTGATTAATGCTCTTATCGAATGACAACTCTAAAAGTTGCTAGCAGTGCCAGAATCCTGCAACTGGCTTATCTTTTTCTAATCTTTGCTACTAGCTTAGCCGCTCTATCGTTGATGCGCTTTTGACGCTCGATAGGCAGTGATGCCATATAGTCATCAAATGATACAATTTTCATAGTTACCTCAATTAAGATAGATAGCGCCGCATGATAGATTATAACTGTATTAACACAGCACTAAATACCAACACCATCTAAATAGAATAGCCGTAAATTTGCGCTTCTACGATAGGCGTTACGGCTTAAAATCAAAAGGCTGCTTGCATAGAAACGTGCAGCATATATGAATAATGCCCTATCCTGTCGGACACGTCAAGCGTTATTAAGCATCGCGCCCTCAATAACTCCAACGGCTCGCTCTAACAATTGTGCCGCTACCGTGTGGTGTACCTTTTTCTCTTTGTCGTTTGGGTATTCAATCGGCGTTAAATGCTCTTTAGCAATCTTTCTTATCGACCAACCAAACTGATAGTGCAAACGCAAAACAGCCCACAATAGGACTGAGTGCCTTGCGAGCTTTCCTACCGCCTTATCTACCATCAAGGCGTTTTCGTCGCTAATATGAGCAACCTGTACGCCTTTTGACGGCTTTTCATTGGCATCTGCAAAAGGTGCGCTTCTCATAAGCATATCTGACGGCGATTTGCAGCCTAAACTATCATGATGGTCATTTGCCCAAGCGCCCCAAGCCGACAATAAATCCTTAATATCACTCATTCCCCACCCCTAATCCAATGATAATCGTCCGGCTGTGGCAGCCATAATCCCTGCGCGTTATAAAAGTGATATATCTCATGCAGATACTCACCCATCTGTTTTGTACTTGCTTTGGTGGTGCTAAATAATCTTGCGACGCCTTGCGCTAACTGCTCGTACTCCTGAACGCTTAAATGCTTCTTAGCTTCATTCAGCGCGATAACCGTTTCCGCTGTCTCTAAGTCGTCACGCTGATAAATCCTGACCAAGTGAGCGCGTTTTAGTATCGTGTGCTGCTGCTCTTTGGTGTTGCCATCCTTACCTGCAATGATTGTTACCCACTTCCAGTAAAGCGAGTTTTGAGCCACTGACCGCGCCCTATCTTTGCTTATCACTTCAACCGTTACGATTGTTTCGACTTCTTTATTTTCTCTATGCGCCTGATACATCGACATGACATAGGCGCATAGGTTGGTGAATATATCTAAGCTGATAACCCTAAAAACTCTCCGGATAGTTTTGAATGGCTGCATCCTCTAACCTCTTTAGTGTCTCGTTTGTGCTTTCTAGTTTTTCGGTGAACCACTCGAGCGATTGATCGCGGTCCATACCCATGAGCATCTGGTCAAATCTTTTATGGTCCGCATCACATAACGGTATCGTGTAGCAGTCATCAGCTTTAATGGACCGACCTTTTCCGTGCTCACTAAAGTTTGAATGAGCCGCCTGTGAGCGCGGTCCCATACCACAAACACAACATGGTAAGGACCGGACCTGCTCAAGCCGCTTGTTATCGCGCTTACTCACCTTGCCACCCACTTTTGAATACTCTTATCCCAAACCTGACTGCTAACGACTTCTTTTCCGCAATCAGGACAAGCTAGGTATCTGTTGCCGGTATAAATCCAATCAGGCGCTAGTTTTCTTTCGCAGTCTTTCGGATCACCTTTCCATTTGCAATTAGGGCAATTAGTCATCTGCTGCCTCACTTTCTAGCCTTGCGATTTCAGCTTTAATCGCCACCACAACATCGCTCCACCTGCACCAACGCAAAGCTATCATCGCCGTGTAAATAGCATCATCTCTATAGCGAGTAATCTCTCTGATTAAATAAGCCCAATTACCATCACTGTAAAACTCACCCTTTTGTTTGGCACGTTCTGCATACCAGACCGCTTTCTTCAAGTCCTCGATATCATCAAACTTGCTACCACAGCGATATAAATACTTAAAACAATTCCCGCCGTTAAACATCATAAAATCTGTCACATCACAACACGGTACGCCGCTTTCATCGTTGTAATGTTTTGGCTGATTAATCATTTCAGCCTTAACTTTTGGATCGTAATACTCTTTAAACTCTTCCACTGTATGAGTGTAAAAATACTCTTTGTCGTTAATAATCTGAGTAAAGCCAACACAGTTACTACCAACACTTTTCACTATCGCTTCAACACCATCACATCTGTTAAACCAAACACTACCAATTTCAATCTCACTCATTTCCCTGCTCCTTAATCGCTCGCTCAATCAGCTTGTTTTCCTTATCCCTAGCACTTGCACCTTTTTTGATTTCAAACGGCTCTACGACCCACTCTTGTCCGTTTAAAACCACTCTACCCGCTATATGATTGCTGCTTCTTGTCGTCAGCATCGTTATCTTCGGACTTAATACGTTATTCATGTTTTATCCTCAATTTCGTAAAGCTCAACCTCAACCTGACCACCTTTGATAACTTCGCCTTTTTTAAATTCTGTGGCGTGTATCAATGAATCATCTTTGTAAACCAGTGCATGAGTTAGCGCGTCAAACAATCCTTTGCTGTAATTATCAATGTCGTAGTCCGCCTTAGTCCTACCGTGTAGCGTTACTACCGCTTTAATGCGTCCTGTGTGCGTCCTGATGCGTCCTAAACTTGCTACGTGTGCGATAACGTCAGAACGAAACTTGTTAGCCTTAGCGGTCAAATAAACATGAACGTATGGCTTACCGTTTTTATATCTAACTGCTTTGCCCCAGTAATGATTCACACTCGGCGGCATTGGCAGGTCAGCTTTAAAGAATGGCTTGGTCATTTGACAACCTTTTTAAACGTGTGTAAGAAACAGCCTTTACTCATGTATGAATCGTGACCACTATTGCAATCGGTGAAATGAACGCCGTATTCATCAGTCACAGATATAACGATTACCGATCCATACTTGTTTGCGTATTCATCCTCTTTTTGAATATTCATTTCTTACCCCTCAAATCTAAATTTCCATATTCATGTTTAAACGCTGACCCATCACTGTTGAACCTAACGTACTCGTCATAGTACGGATCACCCTCGACTACCCTTAACCTACCCGACCACCCTCGATATACGTTTTCTTTGGGATGGTAGGCAGTTTGTAGTCCTGCTACTGAGTAGCCCTTTGTTGTGGTCATGCGCGAACGACGGCGTAGCTGTTAACCAAATCAATCTGAGCGTCCGGATGTTCTGCGCGGATCTCATCAACAAAATCATTACCAAACCCGAATATCACTTTTGATAAATCCCCTTGACCGCCCTTGTCTTTGAAAACCATGCTTTGCAATCCGCGCTTGTGTCCGTCCGTGTCGAATATGTGCAAGGTCACTTGAAACTTTCTATCTCGCTTGATGATCCGTTTACGCTTTGCTGCTATCCATTGACCGGTAAATGTCGCCCTGTTTGCCAATCGCTCAGGTATGTCATCATGCAAAAATATCTTCATAAAGCCGTCGAATACTGGTTTAAATGCTTTTTTCTTATCACTCATGCTGCAATCTCCGTAGGCTCAATATCAAAATCTAATCCGACTGCTCTTAACTGTTTTCGTTTCTGCCACTCTTTGGTGACCGTAAAATAACTACCCATTACTGACCTCCGTAATTTGGAATAACGTCGTTTTCGTAACCAGTAACCAAGTTAGTAAAGCGCGAGTATTGACCTTCAAAATTAAGTCTGATTGTTTTGTCCTCACCATTACGGTTTTTAGCCACAATCACCTCAACCACATTAGTGTGCTTCTCGTGGTCGACTTCGTACTTGTCTTGGCGATAAACCATCGTGATAATGTCTGCATCCTGCTCAATAGCAGATGACTCTTTCAAGTCGCCCATGTGCGGACGCTTATCAGGTCGGCTCTCACATTGGCGGTTAACCTGTGACAGTAGGATCATTAAGCAGTTGTATTGCTGTGCGATTGCACGTAATGCGCGGCTAACCTCGGCAATCTTGTTATGTTTGTCGCTACCTGCCTCGATAACCTCTTTCATAATCTGCAAGTAGTCGACCATCACCACGCCAATCTCGCCCTCTTGTCTGTGAATACGTGCAAGCTCTGTTTTGATACCTGATACTGTTATTGACCGGTCATCATTGGTGAATAGCTTGTACTGCTTGGTGGTTGCGCTTACTTCAAAAAACTTAGCGTAATGATCTTCGCTAATGTCTTGACGCTTCAATACATGGATGGGTATCTCACCCTCTGCTGAAATCATGCGTCTTGTCATATCTGTTCTACGCATCTCTAAACTAAAAATAACGCCAACCTTGCCACTGGTTTTAGTGATATGGCGTGTGATGTTCTCTGCCAATATCGTTTTACCCATTGATGGTCGACCAGCAATTACCCATTGATTACCAACATCAGCCATGACGACCTCATCAAGTGCTGGGAATCCTGTTGGCATAAAAGTTACGCCATGCTCTTTGATGTACTCAATCTCATCAACAAGCTCTAGAATTGAATCACTAAGACCGATCGTCTTGCTCTCTACATTGCCCGTCGATATATTCACCATGCTATCTACACAGCCGTGTAGTGCGTCCAGTGCGTTAACTTCTCTGTCACCTAGCGATTCAATAGCGCGTCTTAGCTTGTCGCTCATTTCGCGTCGTAATCGCAAATCCTCTAACGTGTTCACATGGTCGTTAAGGTGCGACGACATAAACGAGTGTGGGTTAGCTAGGATTTGTGTTAGGTATTCATCGCCACCCGCTTCTTTTAATTTTCCAAACTGCTGCAATCTGTCCGATACTAAAATTACGTCTATTTGCTGTCTTGGATCAGCTTTCTTTAAGTGCATGATTGCTCTGTAAATCAGCTTATGACGTTCTGCGAAAAATAAATCCAAGCTAATAAAATCACTGTATTTGTCGTAGGCATCATCACGGGTCATCATGACTTCTAAAATGCGCTGTTCTATCTGTACGTTATGTAATTCATGTTTAGTGATAGCGTCCATTACATTCCCAATGCCCCCATATATTTAGCTCTGATAGCTGCTGCTGCTTCATCCGATACCTTTTCAGACTTAACGTAGTCATCAGGGTTGTAGTAATTGCGCTTAACCTCATCTGGGAATGTATAAAAGCTCTTTCTATCCTCAAGACTCTTTTTCTTAAAGAAACCGATTAACGAGCTTTCTCTCTCACTTTCTTTCATTCCTTTTTTGTCACACCAAGACAAGTAGCTGTATATCTCAGGTTTTAACAAATCATCATTAACTCGTTCGCCAACTGGAATAATTCCAGAGATCATCAATTTTGTTTTAAGGCTGCTGTAAGTATTTTCAAAAACGTCCGACTCGCTTTCTGTTGTTTGTCTTTTATTAGTGTCTATTGCTTGTATATTGTGTAGGAAGCCTACTTCCGCATCTTTGGAAATAACTTCCTGTTGAGGTGAAATAACTTCCGCATCTTTGGAAATAACTTCCGCTTGATTTTTCACTTCTTCTATCGCTTTTTCCATATCGGTAACATCGGTTTTTACGTTGTTTACTGTCTTATAGTTGATTGAAAATAAGCGCATTTTATGATCGTCACCAGTAACGATGATTAACTTTCTTTCTTCTAGCGCTGTGATAGCCGTTCTAACTGAGCGAGTAGTAAGCCCTGTTAATTCTGCTATCTGTGACTGCGAGATTCTGTCGTAAGGCTTGTTCCAACCTTTTGTCTTACGCACAATGGCAAGCAGTGTCTTAAACTCAGCATTGGTCAATTCAGCCATCCAGTAATCTACTATTTGATTATTCACCTGTAGAAATCCTCTTTTGTTTTCGCTCATAATGATTACCTCGCTAACGAGCAAAACCCGTTTTAATTTTTAGGTTTAATATCCTTGCTCGTATAGCCGTGCTTGATTGGCTGCCTTTCTTATTTGATACTCAGCCTCGCTCTTTGCTGACTGCTCTTGATGTATTAGCTGCGCTCTAGCAAACTCAGGTGAATGGATTCCAAACTCTGCATACGCATCTACTAGCAGCTTAAATGTTGATCGGTTGTAAATATCCTCAACAGAGTTACCTTGCTTTTGTTTTGAAGTATTCATGTGCTATAATCCAATTTAGTGTTAAGTTAGATGCCCTTTGAGTTCACAGCTCTTAGGGTTTTTTATTGCTTGTTCAAAACGTATCTAAGAATTACTCTTTTCTGTTTTTCTGCTACAACGGCATAGCCTAGCGCTCTAATCTGAGTAATGATTTTTCTTAAATATTCTTTTGACTTCGGAAAATCGGACGGGTTATAAAAGCCTTTATCTTTCAACGTATCTAGAATGTTTTGACCTAATGCCGTGGTCATTTCTCTGCTTGGTTCTTCGTTCTTTCTATTCTCTCTGCGCCATACCGTTAGCTGCTTGGCTATCTCTTTAGCGTCCATTGCATCCTGCTTGGCTAGATTTCTAAGGGCTTGTCTGTGCTCACGTTGAGCCTGTGCGATTGCTTTCTTGCGATCTGCTACACTCATTGGGCGTAAAAATAACTCTCTGGTGTCTGCCACGCTTTGAATGATTCCACCGTTTGGCTTGTTCTCAGCGCGTTTTTGCGGAAAGCGACTTAGCCATGCTTCTTGTGCTTCCATCGATACGCCTTTGTTTGTGTTCGGATAGCGATTCAATGGTGGGAAATATTGTTCTGTTAGTGACATTGTTGATTCCTTATAAAATTTCGTTTGCTAAAATCCAGCCGATTAATGATTTGCCGCGACAGATATTTACGACATCTAAACCGTAGTTATTTCTTAGAATGACAATCGCGTTCTTTGTCCCTGCTTCATTGAATCCTGCCGCCTTAAAATCCTCTCTACCTAAAAGCTGTCCTTTCTGAAACTTATCTCGCATCGACTCTATTCGCTTCTTCTTTTCTACGTCTGCTCTGCTAAACATACCAACCTCACATAAAATGAAATAACGTATAAATAACAATCATTAAGCCAAGCGTGTTGGCAGCCACCCAAACATTGCGCCAAAAGCGTTCGTTCAATCGCTCTTTGCGTAACTGCTCGTCTAAGCGTGTGCGAGCATTGCGGTCTGCGATACGGTCTTTATTCACCTGCGCTGCGTTTTCGTAGTACAAGTGGGCTTGGCGTTCGCAAGCAAATAAATCTTTATCAGTTGATTTCATTTTCGTTGTCCTTAACTTCGTTGTGATTGTTATCAAAAATCATGTCTATCATTTCATCAGCCCATGTTCTTTCTATCGGCTGTGCTTTCTTTTGCTTGCTCTCTACGTGTTCAAACTCACGCTTCCAAGCTAAGTCGTCTAAGTTATTCATCGTCATAATCCTCCGCGCTCTCATAACTCTCAGAGAGTTTATAAATCTCTATACTTTTAAGTGCCTCCAATGCACTCTTGGCTTGTAGGAGTTGCTTATCCAGCTTCTCCTTAGCTGCATCGCGTAACCATTCGCTGGCTGAAATATCAGCAGATAAGCTAAGGTTTTGGATGGCCTCAATATAAGCAGTAGGCATGTGAGCTGTAAGCTGACCATCGTTTTTTAACTTTTTAGCCATGTTCTAAATCCTCTAGCTTTATCAGTGGCGGTACATCCGCTTTTAATTTACCTCCAGTTTGCAGCTCTAAAATTGCTTGTCTGCCCTCTGGAATCCCGTGTTGCTTGTAATAGGTCAATTGCGCTAAAGAGATACCGGTTTGCTTTTCGATTTCTCTGTAGCTTTGACCGTCAAAGTAATTTAGTAACTGGTCAAATGTCATGTTCGTATTCCCGTTCTCTTAATGTTCGTATATTAGAACACATTGTTCGTATTTATGTCAAGCTTTTATGTTTTGATATACGAACACTACTAAGGAGGCTTACAGATGAATGATGCAGCAGATAGAATCAGCAAAAGAATGGCTGACTTAAAGATAAGTCAAGCTGACATAAAAAGAGCGACTGGCGCGGGCAAGGCGACTATAAGTAGCTGGGTTAAAGGTGATACCAAGCCATCGGGCGTGTATGCTACAAAATTAGCGTCATACTTACGCTGCAATACTGACTGGCTGCTATCAGGCATAGGCAGCATGACTAATGCGCCCGTAGGCACTGAGCAAGTCGATTTAGATCATAATATGGCTGGTAAGATGCCGGTTATCAGTTGGGTGGCAGCAGGTGACTGGATAGAAGTCATGCCGACCACGATGGATGACGTTATACAATGGATTCCAAAGCCTGAGCATTTATCGGATAGAGCATTTGGCTTGATTGTCCGTGGCCGCAGTATGCTGCCTGAGTTTAAACCAGATGAAATAATTTACGTTGAGCCAGACGTAACACCGTGGGATTTAAAAGATGGGGATTTGGTTGTAGTGCAATGCAATGAGGACACAGAGGCTACATTTAAGCAGCTTGTTATGGGGGATGGTCACAATGATATGTATCTCAAGCCATTAAATCCTGATTGGCATGAGCAGCGATTAACGCCAATGGGTGAATGTAATTTAGTGGGTATTGTTGACGGTAAATACACTCGCTATAGATAGTCGAATATAAAAAATAACATCATAGAGCCTCGCTATTGCGGGGCTTTTTATTGCCTATCGTAAATTAGTTCGCTTTTTAGAACAAAAGTGTTTGACATGGTGGTTCGTATATGCGAACATAGCGTTACTGGTTAAGAACAACCACATCGAAGCAACAAACGCCGAATAACAGGCACAAAAAAGCCCGTCCGACTCTCACATCAAAACGGGCTTACCTACTAACTAAGGAATGATTATGAATGACGATATTAAATTAAGCAAGTTGTTTGACGCGGTAGACCATTTACGCACGATTCAAACCAACTTCCGCGATACAGGCTTGTTAGCAGGTCTAGAAATGGACGTGAACAAAGACAGTATCGTTATTAGCTTTGCCGCTGACAGCGACTACACGGTAACGCTTAGCACAGATTATGAGTGCGGCGTGCTGACTGGGCTAGAGATTGAATCAATCGAAGTAGATAGCAGCTTTGGCACTTATACGGTAGCTGATACCGATGATAACGAGATGCTACACGAAGCCAAACGCCTGATACATGACGCGGTTTACTACAAGCTGATTGATGAAGATAGCGAGATTGAAACCAACTTTTACGATGACGTTTACGCATAAGGAGCGCAGAAATGAAACTTTGGGAATTAGCATTTTATGACCACGGCGTCTATTGCGTAGAGTATCACTTAGGCTCAACACGTATGGAAGCGCGAAGCAAGGTTACTGGACGTTTAAAGCGCCAAGTGAAGTTTGAAGTTGAACGCGTGATTGAAGAAGTCGAAGGAGAGAGCGCATGAGCATAAAAATAATAGCACCCCTAGCAGCGTTAATCATCGCTGCTAATGTTTGGGCAATGGCTCCAGCAGTCGATAGCGAGCTGAACAGCAAGCAAGCGTACAACATCAATCACAAGTTCGACAATCGAGACAATCAAGCTGATTTAGATGACGAGATTGTTTATCAAGCAAGCGACAAAGCTAAAGAGATTAAAGCGGCTAATGAAAGTTTGAAACGGATTAAGGGGTAGGTTATGAAGACTAAAAAGTCAGATTTATTAAATATGATTCAAGAGCAGAACGATGTTATCGCCAAACTCATTCGTCAAGTTAATTGTCATCGCGAAGATATTATCCGGCTTGAAAGTGTTATCGCACCCGCGCCACAGCTCATTGCAATTAGAACAGAGCGTGACATAGCTAAAGAGCTGCTAGAAGTTGATTTGAGTAGCGAGCTGACAGGTAGTGATTTGTGCAGGGTAATGTTGGCAAGGGGTGATAATTACATTATGTGTGTCGTTGGCACGATCAAAGAAGTTGTGATTATCGACACTGTTCAAGACGGGTGTTTTTACTCTAAAGGTGTTAGGTATTTAAACCCCAAGCCAATCAACAACCAAGGCGAACCATTGACCCAAGCGGAGGCAGGATTAT